CAGACCTTATCAAGGAAATTGACAACTTCATCAGTAGTTTTCTCTCTCCCTTTGAATACAGCGTCAACAAAAGGACCCATATTAATATAAATGGAGTCAGTATCCATAGCAATAACATAATCAACATCCTGAGTTTTAAGAACCTTATTCATATAAGAGTTCATTTTTTCCTCAATCCACTGAATGGCTACTTGTCCAGACAGGGTAATAGCTTCAGCATTTGCAAGTTTGTAGTAACGAAAATATTGATTACCAATGGCACCATAAGCGGAGTTGAGTGCGATCTTCTTAGCCATTTGAATATTATCGCAACGAGAGATCTCTTTCTCTAGTTCTTTCGTTGGGGTTTTCTCATAAGCTTTCTTCGCTTCAATCATCTTCTTTTTGAAGATAACCCGTTCGTTATACATCTTCTCCATGAGTTCTGGAAGGAACCCACGAATGTCTTTGCGATACATTGCACCATTAGCACAAACCGCATAGTCCTTATACATTTCAAATGTCAGTTCTTTCTTCAGAACCTTATCCACAGTAACACTGGGATGACGATTATCCAGAAGAGTTTCTGGTGAGATGTTGTATTGCATAATCAAATGAGGATACAGGGAGTTAAGGTCAAAGTTTACAACCCAATCATAAGATCCAGGGATAGGTTCTTTAACATAAGCACCTGCATACTTTTCATCCTTAGTATTGCGTTCCTTTTGAGGAATTACAATATTCTTTTTAAGAAGATAATTGTAGATAATTGCATCCCAGGTTCTTACTTGATAAGCAATATCATTAAAGTTTACCTTTGCGTCAAATGCACGAGTGAAACAAAGGTCAATTAACTTGAGTTTGTCCTCAAGTCGGTCTACGAGTTCCACATCGACGATGTTGTACTCTACAAACTTTTGCCAATTATTAGAGTAAAAGTCTCGGAAAGTATCATACTCAGAGTGATCCAACTTGTTCTGACCCAACTCCATGAAAGCAATATGATCCAGTCGGTAGCTTTCCTGATTGGGAGTTGCAGGAGATTTCTTGTAAAGATCTAGATAATCAATAATCGAAACACCTGCAATATCAACGCTGAGTTGTTTGCGACCGGAGATTGTGACTTCATTGACACGAACAATATTCCATGGGGAAAGTTTCTTTGCAGCCTTCTCCCCCATCAGTCGTGAAATACGACCCACAAGATATGGAAGGTCATAAAGTTCACAGTTCCAACCAGTGATTACTTCTGGAGTATTGTTCTGCCACCAATCCATAAAAGAACCGATAAGAGCATACTCATCCTTGCAATAAATGTATTTTACATTCTCCTGCGTAACCTTTGCAGGACGAGAACCAAATGTAGTAATCTGTTTAGTATTATAGTCCTGCACCGTAATCAACAAGAGTTCCTCGGCGCAATTAAAGACATCAGGAAATCCACTTTCAGCAGCAACCTCAATGTCAATCGTAACAAGTTTGATTTTATTAATATCAAACTTAATCTCATCTTCCGGATATTTCTCCGCAATATACTGATAAATGAATCTATCGTTTCCATATACACGGAATCCGTCCACACCAGAATACTTCTCAAGAAAATCCCTACAATCTCTAATTGTTCCAGGGCGAATAGGTTCTACAGCCTGACCATCAAGAGTTTTATATTCACTTTTCTTTTTTGAGGGAACATAAAATGTAGGATAGAACTCTTCTTTTACTGTAAAATGTTTTCCATTTTCATAACCTCGGACAAGGATATCATTACCAAGAAGAAAGACATTCGTATAAAATTTCATTGAGTAAGGTTCAAATAATCATTAAGTAGAGTTTCTTTGGGATCCACCAAAGTCAAGATCTTATCAGAGGATATCATAATTGCATCAGTTGAATCAGTCAACTCATACAACCATGGAGTGAGTTTTTTATCATAAATTTGATAGGGATTTACCAATTTACAATCAGGTTCTCCAAGTTCAGATACTACTGCCGTAATTCTTGAAATTAAAATTGTTCCACTAACTAGAACAATAACTTGCACATCATCCATTTGTTTCTTCGGTAATTACTTCAAAATTTTCGATCAAAGTTGAATTATCATCTTCTTCATCAACTGTTGGGACATTGGCCCAAATATCTGCAATTGAATTTTCGGATTGAGATTGTTCTGCAGTTACTGCATTCATCTTTTCTTCATAAGATGATTTAATCCATTCGTGCGGATTGACAATTGATACTACCCATTTTGGGTCAACTGCAATTTTTTTATCCGCAGATAAGACAATCCAAGGAGAAAATGCAACCTTATGTTCAATCTCGTCATTCAGTTGCACACTATTTTCCATTAATAGTTCTGGTGTCAACAACCGTGCAACATATGGATTTGAAAAAACTAAAGAGATGACTTTATCATTCTCATTTACCAACTCCATAATATCTGCGATTACTTGTTCACCAGATTTTAAAAGGGCCAATTTAACAGCCATAATTACTCCATACCTCCTATTACGATAACACAAAAAAATGGGGGTGTCAACTGGATTTTGCCAGTTGAACCCCAGCGGCCGACGATATTCAATGAATATTTATGCGCCGTCACCATCTGCGGAATTTCCACTCCCACCCCCGCCTGGATTCTTAGGCACAGCTTTTCCTGCAGGGACTACCTTTGATTTTCCAGTCAACGGATTGTAGATTTTATGCCTAACGGCAGCAGGGTAAGAAATCTGTTTAATGTTTCCGACTTGTTCTAAGAACTGCTTAAAGGATTTCATACACCTTTCGTTTCTGATGTTCAGGAATAATCCTATTTAGTTTGACATGGAGTAATCCATCTTCAAACTTGACATCAGAAACTTTAACATCATCGGAAAGTGTCCAAGTCCTCGTAAAGGCCCTCTTTGCAAGACCATTATGAAGATATTCCCCTACATCAGAAGTTTCCGCCTTCTTCGCTTCAACGAAGAGTTTATTCCATTCGGTGAAAACTTCAATATCTTCTTTTTTGTATCCTGCAAGAGCAATCTCTAAACGAAACTCCGTTTCGCTCTCCTTAATCAAGTTGTATGGTGGGTAGTTAGAAGTTGTTTCGTGAACCGTTCCCAAACGGTGAAACCACTCATCCATACCAATACTATATTTTTCAATATCATTTAAAAATTTGTCAATGTTTCCCGTGTTATATTTTGCGAGTAACATAATAGACCTCCTTAAGCGTCTGTTGGGTTGAATTACGGATCCATTGGACTCCGCTTTAGCGTATGGGTAGTTAAATAACCAAACCCATCACTTATTATATATCAAGACATTAAAAAAGAGGAAGGGTGTGAAACCGATCCTCTTTTGTTGGGTATACCGAAAATATCAGGGTTCTACCTTCTTTTTCTTACCAATATTATACTTACTCTCAAGAACCCAATCTCCCTTATCCTTATAAGAAAGAACTTTGATTTGATTCAAAGGAGCTACATCAGTAATAGAATCTGGTTTAACAATAGTTACCAGTCCCCAATCAGAAATTAGATTGATAATTCGATTGCGTCTCTGAACATCATTCACAGTCAAATTTGCATGTTTACCGTCAAGAGCAAACAACTCTTTAAAATGAACAATGTAATAACGACCCTGTTTGTGCAGGATGTGACATGACTGATAAATTTTCTTTTCCTTGCGCGAGGCAACACCGATACGAGTGAGTGTCTCACGGACTTTTAGGAAGTCATCTGGTTCATTCAGAACCACTTCCACCATTTGGTCTTGCGACCAATTGACTTCTGGTTCAACAAAGGTACTCATCTTTTGCCTCCAACATCAAGTTTAGATTTAATATAATTAATTTGGTCTTTTGTTAGAATTTTCAGTGCTTGTTGGGCCTTTTCATTACTATAACCATAGTATGATTTGACTGCATCAAGATCTTGAATCTTCTCTTTTTTAAGCCACGGAGAAAATCTTTTCCGTTTCCTGACACTATTTAGTAAAAAATCATATTGCAACTTTGAAGGCAGACCATGATTCATGTTCATCTCATTTGCAAACATGATCGTATCAATGTGACCTGACATACATTTATTAACAACAAATGCAGGATATTTCTTTTCCCACTGAGGATCTGAGTCATCCATCAAATAATCTTTACTAAAATTGATGGAGTTTAGATAATCTTTTAATTCGTAACTCATGTCAATTTTTTTAAAGTTTCATTATCTAACATTATTACATAATTTGGAGGAAGTTTATCATGGTGATAGTCGCCTTTGGGGTCTATAACACCTTTTGATAGATCTAGATCCCAAAGTAAACCTGGGCCATTTTGAACTTTTACCTTTCCATCTTTTAATAAGAGTTCAACAGCTTTATCTAGAATTGGAGTTTCAACTTCCGAAGACATAACAAAGTTACCATTAATATCAAAAAGTTGATATCCATTGAAAAAAGATCTTTCACCAAGTTTAAAAATGTTTTCCATATATAAAATTTTATTACCTAATAATATCTATATCTTGTGGATTCTTATTCCAAGTTTCCAGTTCAGTGCGAAGACGGCCTTCAGACTTTAAGTTTTCATAACGATTAGAAGCCTTTTTCTTCCACCAGTTAACAAGATGGTCAAAGTGGAATTTGTCATAATTTTGACCAGGACGCAATATTTCTTCCTGTCCAAGAATAACCTCACGAGCATTCTCAAATCCGTAATCAGAAATATAAAATCTTTTCTGTTCAGTCAGATTTTTTGCATTTGCAATCGCAGTCTGGAACTCCACAACCTTTTGAGAAGGTAAGCTTTTCTTGATGATTGAGATCATCTTTTGTTGGGTCTTGAGTTTCCGACTTGATGCGTCCTCCTTCACCAGAGATTGGTTGTTGTTCCTCTGAATAAACCATTTGTTTAACTCCTGGAAAATTTCGTCGTGGAGCAAAGGCGTAAAATCACTTTGAGTAAGACCCTTGTACCTCATATAAGGTTTCAAACCATCATACTGAGATGAGGCTTTGGTAGAACCATAAAGAGAAGTTGTCTCAAATGAACAAATATCTGATCCATACTTCTTATTTAATGTTTCACGAGCAGTATGAGAACAACAAAGAAGTGCAAGAAGTTTACCTCCAAGATAATTAAATCCAAAAGGTTGAGTAGGGACAATAATGAATCCCATAATTGCATGACGATTAAACCTAGACAACTCAGGAGTTTGTCCAAGCCAATCATTACGAGGTTTGGAATTAATCGTAGGTGAACCGAAACGACAGAATCCTACAATCTTCTGTGTATTAGTTTCTTGTACGATCCACTTCAGAGATTTGCCAGGAATACTATCCTCAATCGCATGAGAAGTAGTAATCTGCAATCTCTCATTAAAATACTCATTTGTAAATCCACCTTTTTCCCCCGCAGGATAAACCTTGAAGTTCATATCCTGTGGGTGCATATCAAATGCATCAAACATATCATCCTCGGGACCAATCCCAAGAATGGATGAAGGCATTTGTTCCATTCTTTCAAGTTTAATGTTACGCAGATATTCATCAATACGACCCATATTTGAGAAGTAATCAATGAACTGATCAGCTGCGTAAACCGCATCATCAAGTTCTAGTTGCATATCAGAGAATCAGTTTCTTTTCGCCAGGAGTTACAAGTTTACTCCCATAAATTTCATTATACTTGTTTTTAACTTGACTATCAACTTCGGCAATATAAACTACAAAGTTTTTAGAAACTTCAATTTCGGGGTTATCCTTGTCAATTACAGGAGTCCACGGAGCAAATCCAACACCACCTTGAGCTGTTGGAAGAACTACAAGACCATTTTTTAGAGTGACAGAAGTATCTGTTTCAGAAACTAGTTCTGCAACGACTTCTTCGCCAGTAGAAATACGAAATAGTTTTACATTAATCATTTAAATTCACACTCCACCATAATTTCAGTTAATGCTGCAAGAATATTTACTTCCTGGTCAGCCACGAACGCACATTGGTATTGATACTTAGCAATAATAAGAACGGCAGCGGGGATAGACTGGGGTGAAAGATGGTCAAAAGAGGAGTCATAAACCCTGCGAAGTAAACTAGAAGCATCGTTGTCCAAGTTGGCGACCACCCACTTTCGGACTTCAGTAAAGTTTTTAGTTTTGAGATTCTTAATAAGTTCATTTACATTTACATCGGAAAATTCAGCAAGAATTGCAGAGTTGATCTTTCCACCTGCAGAATACCTTTGACACTCGTTTAGGACTCGTCTCCAGTCGGGGAAGTGTTTGTTGATGAGTTCTGCAAGGACTTTAGGATCGTATTGTACACCTTCAGCATCCAAGATGTTCTGTATACGCTTGAAGAAGGATCCTGCCAACTGGGCTTTTTCTTTTCCCTTGATGTTGAACTCAACGACTGCACAACGGGAGTGGAGGGGTTCAATGATTTTGTTTTTGTAGTTACATGTGAAAATGAACCTACAGTTGTTATAAAACGCCTCAATATTAGCCCGTAGAAGGAGTTGTACATCGTGGGTTGTGTTGTCAGCCTCATCAATGATGATGACTTTGTGTTTTGCATCACCCGCAGAAAGTGAGACGGTCGAAGCAAAGTTCTTTGCCTGGTTCCGTACCGTGTCCAGAAATCGTCCTTCGTCAGATCCATTGATGACATAATAATCCACTCCCAGTTCTTCACACAGAGCTTTTGCAACTGTAGTTTTCCCACAACCTGCAGGGCCAGCAAGCATCAGGTTTGGAATTTCTTTGTTATTTAGAAACTCCAAAAAGGTCTTTTTGTTTGCATCTGGAAGAATGCAATCTTCAATTTTGCGTGGGCGATATTTCTCAACCCACAGAAATTCATCACGACTCATAATTTAGATCCAATCAGGTTTTCGTTCGGGCATACGAAGGTAATTATCCTTCACCCAAGGTTTTGAAGCAATGTACCGTTTATAAGCAGTAAAGGTATCAATACTATCATCAAATTTCCACTCTTCTGGCATTGCACGAGCAAATGGAGTTACTTCTGTAATCTTTCCTTTGGGAAACAGATAATAAGCATCTACAAGAGTCTTGTAACAAGAGTGCGTTTTATTATAACGCAATGCATACTCATCGGCGAGATTCATTCCCCACTTAATTAACCAATAGGCATTATGAATACTATCCATTACCCATTTGGTACAGGGATGATTACGAAACGCACCCTTTTCAGTTTTGTAGGGAGTACCATCAGTCTTAGGGAGAGTGCCGTAGTTATGACCCCATTTTTCAGATGCCACTATGGAAAGCATTTGACAGCATTCCAGAGGCATCTTGACAATGTGTTTATCAGGAAGACAGACAGCACTCTCTGCAGGCCAGGGAGAAGTCACAAAGATGTTCATAATAAAGGTGAGTCAACTCACTCATCATAGGTGGAGTCGGGTTCCAAAGCAATGTAATATGTAAGATTCTTATCTTCAGACTGGAATCGGGATAGAAGTTTTTTGGAGATCACAACCTCATAAGAACCAGGAAGAATCTTAATATTCTCAACCTTAAAGTTCAGGACAAAAGTACCAGTTGTCTCACCAACAACCAGTGAATATTCGTTAGAAGTATCATTTTTCTTGTCACGAACAACCAGTTTCACAACACCAGCTTCACCAACCACAGAAAGGTCAGGAACACCATAAACTGCTGCAGCCTTGAGAAGTTTATCCAGTTGTTGAGTATTCAGTTCAAAACAGACATCCTCAGAAGGAAGAGAGATAGACTTTTCGGGAGGAGTCACAATCACTGCAGGATCTGCAAAGAAGTACTTGGATCGTGCATTACCTTCACTGATTCCCACATAACTATCGTTAGCGAATTTCAGTTGAGGGTTCTGATAGAGAGACATTGCATTCAGGAACTGGTTCAGATCATAAATGCCGAAGTCGCGTTCAAATTCCTCTTCAACCTCCACTTCTGCAAGAATGTTCTTCATCACCGAAATAGTGCGAAGTTTGTTACCTTTCTTGAAAAGAATTGACTGGTTAATGCCAGAGAAGTTCTTGAGAAGGGAGAGAGTTTTTTCAGAGAGTTTCATAGTGTTGTCTTTAAGTTTCATAATCAACGAAATTCAGTAAGGCCATTATCTTTACGGGAATAATGTCCGTCAAAGTGAAGCAGAAGCATAGCGTAGTGGATAACTTTCAGAAGATCGCGTTTGTTACGACCATCCTTGTCACCATAACGACTACCATATTTTAGGATATTTGCCTGACAAAATCCAGGAGCAAGATCCTTTGCGGCCATCAGATCAATAGTCTGAATGTCATTATAGGCTTGATTGTGTCCGCAATAATGACTTCCATAAGTAGAAGTCACATAATCCTCAATATCCTTGAGAATTTTATCTTCGTTGTATTTCCAAAGGTGATTTTTGGATTCAGTCATAATGGGTGTTTTTGTCAAATTAAGTGTTCCAGATCCACCATCAGTCAAGGTGAATTGATTCATAGAATAAGGGTGTTCATCCATAATAAAGAGGAGGTCATAGTTTTACCTCCCCCAATTATATCAGAACGGAGCGGGTTGGTCAACATATTCTACGGTCAGTTCAGGACCAGTAGAAGACATCTTGAAATCAGCATCCACTTTATCATAAAGTTCCAGGAAAGATTGCTTGGTCTCATCATCGAAACGATTCACACACACTTGGATTGCCTTTGCCTTATCTTGGAAGATGCTGTAAGCACGGATAATGTGAACCAGACGGCGAGTGCTGATAATTTCTTCAATACCACCATCATAGAAGGTCTTGCGGATGATATCAGCCCAATCAGCAAGACGCTTGCAGAAGTTGGAATCATTCACCCCAAGAGTTTGTGCGACCTTCTCAAGAATTTTGACTTCATTTGCAACAGAAGGATACTCCTGTTCAAAAGTCACAGGGAATCGTTCCAGAAACGCCTCATTGAGAACATTAGTGCCGATGAACCGACCATCATCAGAACCTTTACCCTTAGTGTTAGCTGTAGCTACCACATTAAAACCAGCGGCAGGTTTCACGAAACGACCAATCTTCTTCAGGAAGACACCTTTACCTTCCAGAACAGATTGCAGACACAGAATTTTATTGGAAGCAAGGTCAATCTCGTCAAGAAGCAGAATAGCACCGCGCTCAAGTGCCTCAATCACGGGTCCATTGTGCCACGCAGTTTCACCATTCACCAGACGGAAACCGCCAATCAGGTCATCCTCGTCAGTCTCGATCGTGATATTTACACGAATCAACTCCCGACCCAACTGAGCACAAGCTTGTTCAACTCCAAAAGTCTTCCCGTTACCGCTAAGACCAGTGATAAAGGTAGGGTAAAACAGACGACTGGAAATAATTTTCTTAATGTCGTTAAAATTGCCAAACTTGACGAAGGTATCATCTTTTTCGGGGATAAGGTTTTGATGCACTTCAGGGAGAACCGACACATTGTTGAAGTTTCGTTCAATTTCTTGAACTCGTTCTTGAGTCACTTCCAGATTCCAACGACCACGAGCAGTCTTAAAATTCTCAAGACGGCGAGTAACAGTAGGATATGAAAGATTATTCATCGCACAATAAGCTTTGACATCACCAGAAGTAATGTCAGAACCATAAGTAGACTTAAGACCTTCCAGGATTTGATCGTCGTTCATTTGAAGGCGGGGCATTGTGTGGTGTGTTTCTCAACTGAAGCCATAATACATCATTTGGAGGGTTCCAAAACCACCCGTGTGACAGTTTCTGAACTGTCCACCTATAATAAATCTTTTACTTTACCACTCAAATCTCTATTCCAAAAATCACAAATAAAAATCTCTATTTCTGGATCGACAACATATAAAGAAGATAGACATCTTTGTTGTGAAGATTGAACTTCTGTATGTCCATACAAAAATGTTGTTGCATCTGTTGAGAATATGTTTGATAAATTGACAAATTTCTTTCCCTTTCCAACAAAAATATTTGCAAACTTTTCTGGTTCTTTATATAGATCTACGGCAACAAATTTTACTTCGGTCTTTTTAAAAATTCTCCAATACTTAATAAAGTTTTCGTCTCCACGAAAATGATACATTAATTTTTTATATAAAGTTAAAAAAGAATAATCTTCAGCATAATTATGACTATTCTTGCCCAACCAAGTGAAATAATCTCTATCAGGAAAACTTCTAATACATTTAATTAAATTATCATTTTTCCAACTATGGAGGTGTTTGTACCACTGCAAACTTTTTACATTAAAGTCATATACAATTATTTTTCCACCCTCGTTTAGTTTTTCATTTTTAAAAATATCAAATAATTTAAATCCACTTGCGGTATTAACAACTAGATCAAATTTTCCTTCATTTTTTATAAACATTGTTTCACTATTAAATAACCAAATTTGATCTTTTACAGACTTTATATCTGACAAAATTTTAGATTGATTCCAATTTTGGCCTTCATATGTTGTTAGATTTTTAATACTATTTTCAAATCTATCAGTTTCATAGTCTGGATAACAATAAAATTTATTTGAACGCAAACTTTCGTTCAAAGTAATAACAGGCCAACCACCCAAAAACATTTCTTTTAATAATTTCCAACCTTGACCTGCATGAGATTGTATATCCTCTTTTCCAGAGTATTTTACCCATAAAGGAGTATAGTCATCATGAAAATTTTCTACACTCCTTTCTACTATTGGTAATAATTGTTCTCCACAATAAAAATCACCAAATTCTGGACAACCAACTTCTTTCCACGCAAGGAGATTAACTATAAAAAATTGATTATGTAATTCCAACCACTCGCCAGGACGATATAAAGGATGGCCTGCCACACCAAACTTATTCTCTTTTATAAACTGTCTAATTTCTTGATCGAAATTAAAACTTCTTAAGGTACATCCAGCGGATTGTACAACACAATATTCATATCCCCTATTCAAGGATTCTTCCAGTATTTCATATATTTCATCTCTACAAATTATCTCTAAGTTACCACCAACTCTATTCAGATAAAACAATGTTGCACCTTTTGCTCTCAAATACATCGAGAAATTGTTGATTGCATTTCTTTGATTGTATACACCATAACATATTTTGTTTTCTCTTTTTTTAAGTTGATCAAATGCAAGTTCTATTAATTTTTCATTTATAAAACCATGAACGATAAAGTGATACCTAACTTCATTACTGTTATTATAAACTGCGTGAACATTTCCAATATCTAAAAAGAATCCAGTACCTTGTTTAAATGGGACTTTCCCCCAAGATGCAAAATAAAAATTACACCCTTCAGGATTATTAATCGCAATATTTAAAGGGCCAAAAATTCTACCTTCTCCATCTGAGTGCGGCATAATGTACCCACCAGGAGCTAATCTCATGATTCGTACTCTGTGATAACTCTTATATCCCAATTTCTTTAAAAATTCCACACAAGTTGGAAAGTATTCACAAACCTCAGTCCATTTATAATCAGGTTCATCAACAAAACCATACTGATCATAATTTTCCGTAGCATCTGGTCGCAATCCGTGTAAAGTCAATGCTGACCAACCTTCGTGTGAATAACTTAAATGTTTATCTTTCTGTCTATGACCAACAAAAAGATGATCATTTTGAATACACTCTTGATGCATTTTTTCAAAATCATCTTCAAAATCTATTTGAACATAAGGCCAATCAGATTCCACCAAATTAAAATTAGATGAAGGAATTGTCGGGCACCACTGATTTTTTGATGCAAATTCTATAAATTGGCCAAGTATATCATTCATATATTTTTACATTCACTACACTTTTAACTTTTGAAAAAACTTCATTATTCCATTGTTTTTGTATCTTTTGATCTGTCCACCAATCTTCAGCAACTGGATGAAATTTCAAAAGATCTTTGTTTATGAGAATGTGTCCAAGATAATATCTACCCAAACCCAAAGTATTTAAATTTTCTATTGGAATCAATTCCTGAGATTCTTGATTTAAAGATTCATACCATTGATAAAATTCCATTTCTCTAGTTTTCTGCATATTGGTATAAGTTTTATTCTGAAAACAAAGCCATACTTCAGAACTATACCTTTCTTGAACTTTTATCTGTTCATTAATAATTACTCTTATATCATTATCGCACACAGCACTCATGTAATCTTTACCTAAAGTATTATATCCAAGATAAAGATGTCCCCAAGAAAAATCTGTACTTAAAAACAATTTATCTACTTCTTCTAATTTTCTACCAGGATATGGTGGATAAGCAGTAATTACAGCTCCATATTGCGGAAACTTATCTTCAGTTGTTTCTATTGCAACTTCTGTTATATGGATCCATTCATTTAATTGTAACCAAAGATAATGCACATGTTCTCCAAGATATGGAAATTTATTTTCACCATATTCCTCAAACTTTTCATGTAAACGATTAAGTATTTTTTGATTCACTCCATTTTTTTCATTTATTGTCAATAAAATTTTAGACTCATACTTATCATTGAGTTCTTGAATTATTGAGTTCAATTTTTTAATCAGTTGTTCTACATGCGAACAATTTTTATTTGATATATTAAGAGTGAATGAAGTATTTCCTTTGGTTTGGTATGTTTTAATTTCATTTATCCATTTTTCTCGCAAACTATTTGGTTGCAACAAATAGTCGAGTTGGAGTTGATTACCATCCTCCAACTCAAATACAAATCTTGCAGCTTTCTTTTTTTCAAAAAAATTCACAAAAATAAATTCTCAAATATTATAATAATTTATTTAATCAATCGTATCTTGAGTGCATCATTTCTTCACCGCGTTTCTTATCTTCACGGCGTTTCTTAACAATTTGTTCTGGAGATTTTCTTTCAGATCCATATTCTCCAGCTTCAGGTGGTTTCTTACCCTTCTCTTTTTTCTTTCCTCTTTCTTGAATAGTTCCCCCAGCACCCATTCTACCTGCACCCATAACCTTATGCATGTGTCTCATAACCTTTGAGTTAGTATCATCACCACCCATTGTTCCACCCTTGGTCACTGATTTTCCAGTTTTATAATCCTTACCAGTTTCTTTTTCATAACGATTAAGTTCCATAATATTCTCAAACCAGGCTTCACTCATGTTGAGAATGATCTTATCAGCTGAATATTCGGTTGATGCAAATCCTTCATCTAGAAGATAAGATAAAACAAAATCATATGCATCATAACTTTCTTTGATCTCACCCATTGCTTTTTGCTTACGAAGTTTCTTAGGATTCTTGGTTACTGAACCACCATATCCCTCTCCATCATATCCAGTATGACCATAATCATCAGCACCTCTAGACCAATTTCTACGAGCTTGATCCATTTCACCTCTTGAACCATGTCGATTATTGCCACTTGCTAGTCGGTCCTGTCTCCTTGTGTGCTTTTCTGCTGCCTTTACTTTTTTGGTTTTCTCACCCCTTTGTGAATACTCACTTGCAGGTTTATTCATTCTACTAACAGCCAGTTTACCCATAGCTGCTCTTGCTTTGGGAGTTTGTCCATAAGAACCTTCCGCTTCATCAAGTTGATTGACTTGATTATAGGCTTCTTGCAGTCCCTGTAGTTGTTCGGAGTTCATTTTTAACAATACTTTTTAGTTATTTATGAAAAAAGGAGGGTTTCCCCTCCTCATGCAACAAGTTCAATGAATTCACCAAGAACTTTCTTATTCATTTTTTTACTCTTCAAAGACTTTGCAAATGCAGATTTGATCTGACTCTTACTTGCATCATCGGAAACTTCAAACTCTGCATCATTGGAAAGAGCAGAACCAGAAAGTCCAAAGTATACATGATATCCAGATTTTTTGATTGCAAAAGATTTGTTTTTCTTCCAATCATTCGTAATTTCAGTATATTCTTTATTCTCCCGATAATAACCAGAAGAATAATCTGTAGTTTCATAATAACGACGAATGAAACTATTTGCATCCCTACCTTCAAGGACCCGAATACCGATAAAATTTACATCAGTAAACCGATCACGAAGATTACGAAGAAGAACATCAGTAAAACTAGAAAAATCTGCTTCCAACTTATAAGTAGAACCAATTTTACGATCACGAAGAATAGTGTTCAATCCAATAGAATTCAGTCCAATATATACTTCTTCAGTGTCATAATTGAAACGACCTTTGAACTCTTTATGAAACTTCAAAGGAGAAGCTTCACCATCGGTCAAAACCACACACTGAACTTTCTGGAGTTTATTTTCCCGTTGGAACTGAGGAAGAATTTGATGAAGAGCTACCAAAGTTTCATTCAAAGGAGTCCCAGAAAGAGAAAGACGATACGGATGAGTATACTCAGGTGCATCATTATAAGAATACTTGAACTCTTTCGCCAACCTAAAGATATTAATCATCTGTTCTTCAAGAACACGATTGTTCACTTTACTGGTAAACAAGTTCATGAGTGAGAAGCTTTCATCCACATAGACCAATCCATGTTTCTTTTGATAATGAGGTTCAATAGATTTTGGACGATGATTTTCATCATAGTCATAACGGCGCCACTCATTGGTGAATGCATAAACCTCAAAAGGAATCGTAACTTTCTTACAGAACCACATCAGATTATAAAGTTGTTTAAGAGTATCCATCATAACCTGAGACATAGAACCAGACCAGTCTAGAACAAACACCAGACCGTGATTCTTACCATTGGCAAGAGTGGTGACTTTCTTGAAGAGATCTTCGTTGTATTTGTAAGTATGAAGTTTACTGCAATCCAACACACCAGTACGAGCAGTTGTCGCACGAGCATAAGAATCTGCAGCTTTCTTGCACTCAAATTCTTTTACCAGATAGTTGACTTCTTTCTGAGCAGAACGCTTGAACTCACGATACTCTTTGTCTACTTTACCGAAAAGATATTCTTTGGGATCATCATAACCAGAATATTTTGCAATAGTTTTGTCCCACCAATCATTGATTTCTTGATGAACTTCAGAGTTTGAACCAATGACACTACTAAGATTGAGTTTAGGAAGTTCCAAATAAATGTTTTCTGACCCACTCATGTTCACAAGATCACGAAGAGCTTCTTCCAAGTTATCTGCAGTTTTAACTTCAGGTTCGGAAGTTTCTCCACCAAGATTTGAACTCTTATCAGTGGGTAGATCCATTTTATCTTCCGACTGACCCTCAGAGGACGCCTGACCACTCTCTCCGGAGGTTTCCAAGTCATCTTCCTGAGAAGGAGTTTGTTCCTCCAGAGGCGCACTTTCCGATCCACTACCAGGAGTAGATTCCAGACTATCAAAAGAATCAATCTTAGTTTGTTCCTGATCCTTCCGCTTACAATAATCGTAAAGTTTTACCGCAGCTGCAATCGCATCATCAAATGTTTCTGCATCTGCAACCATATTCAGGATCTCAGTTTCTTCACCTCGTTCAATCGGGATCTGCGTGAATCCACCAATCTTAAACCACAGGTTTACACGGTCTGCAAGATTATAGGTAGAGATATCATCATCTTTAATCTGGAAGAAATCATCCTCATGCAGTTCTTTATATCCTGCAAAGAAAGATTTATTCAAACCTGCATAACGACGCTTCATCATTTTCTCAATACGAGCGTCTTCAGTCACATTGACGAATTGTTGAGGAATAGTAAACTTCTTACTCCAGTCCTCATTGGGAGTATAAAGAGCATGACCCACTTCATGACCAACAAGCATATCGTATACAGCGTTAGAAGCCTTCTCCCACATGGGAAGAGTCAAGACACGAGTATCCACATTGAAACATGCGGTAGGGACATGTTTATGTTCCACCACAAGGTCTTCCGTTGCAAGAAGACGAGCGAGTTGACCTTTGACTTCGTGATTAACAGGCATGAACTTTGTTTCGTATGCAGCCATAATACGACGAAACCGCCCCATTGGAGCGGTTCATGTGACGCTTTTTGAACTGGGCCAGTCGTGCTTTCGCCTGACGCAGTGCTTGCGGTTTAAGTTTTCGTTTCTGGGGTTTCCCAGAGTTGTGTTGCCAGTTTGGAGTGGTCATGA